GTCATCGACGCTGTAGTTGACACACTCCTAGTCCGTCAGAAACTTGGCCGTCGTTTGGATGAGGCCATGGTGGAACGAATCTTGATTGATGAGGTTGGCTGGGAAAAGGCTGAGGAGCTACTAGACCGGATCCTGATTGAACCGATCATCCAGGAAACTATCGAAGTGGACAAGCTGGACTTTTTCAGAGCCTAGCGACAGTGTTGGTGGCTACTGGTTCGAAACAGAAGCTGGTCGGCGGGATTATATGAGGGACGTACTTTGAAAGAGGGTGAAACTTTGTATAGAGGAACGCGAAAGCAGCAGTACAGAAAACTAGGCGAGCGAGGGATGGACCACTGGATGGAGCTTCAGGATTGGGATTGGAATTGGAAACATCCTTGCCCTATATGCGGGACCAAATTGTGGAAAGAAAGGTGGAATGAAGAATATCGGGGAGTAGTTGAAACCATAGAAAAGTGCCGGAGGTGTAACTATCAGCGGCATTGGTCTTATGGACGCTCGCATGATTCGGTAGGAGAAATGGAGTTGCACTATCATCCACACCTTTTGACAGAAAAACAACATTTGCAACTAGAAAAAGCATTTCAAAACGCTGTAAAACGAGAAAAAGCAAAATACCGTAAGTGGCGGAAAAAGATGTACAAAAAGCAATAAAAATAGCCCGCGTGCAGGCGGGCCATAAAGGAAACTTGGTAAAAGTTCACTTTTAGAATAGCACTGACCCTATCAAAAATCAAATAGCGGAGGGATTTATAAATGGCATCTATTTACGATGAGCTCAATGGAATTATTGGTCCGAGATATGGAAATGAAAACTTGGAAAGCAAAATAGAACGGGTTCGGGAAGAATTTGAAACCTTTGTTTCTGGGATTGAGGATATTCAATCTACGTTAGATGAAAAGCGTGATGAGGCTGAAGAAATTGCTTCTGACATTGATGAGTTAATCACTGCCTTACAAGAATTAGAAAGTTTAGATGACATAAAAGCCTGCATTACTATGGCAGAAAAAATCAAAGACAGAATCTACTAAGTCGAAACCAGCGCCCATGTGGCGCCCGGTCGTCGGGAGATTGGCTACCCGGCCTGATGAGACAGCCAGAAAGAAGGTGATACATATGGTAGAGCAACGAACGGTTATTATTCCGGCTTGCGTTGAACATGAAGGGCTGAGAAGCATGCAAGTTACGCTTGACTGGATTTGCCCTAAATGCGGTGGTTCCCGTGGCGAAGTGTTCAAGACGATCAGTTGGGATGGATCTCTCCGTTTATACTGCGACGGATGGGAAAATCCGTGCGGCCACATCGATAAGTACTCAGATGTACGCAAAGAATGGTTTGAAGCAAATAAAAAATGACCTGCGCGAACAGGTCATCAGGTTTTAACAAATGCTTTTTATCAATGTACCACGATTGAACCTTGAAAATCAAATAGGAGGTCTATCATGCAAGCAAACGTACTCGCACGCACGTTGAACATGGACCGGGAAGCTTGGTTGCAACTTCGCAATAAAGGCATCGGCGGATCGGATGCCGCGGCTATCGCTGGCTTGAGTAAATATAAGTCACCAGTGGCCGTGTATCTTGAAAAAACCGGGCAGATTGAGCCAGAAGAAGCCGGGGAAGCTGCTTACTTTGGTAACAAGCTAGAGGCGCTGGTAGCCGAGGAATTCACGCTCAGAACGGGCTTGAAGGTCCGACGCCGAAACAGTTTGCTTCAGCATCCCGAGCACACATTCATGTTGGCAAACATCGATAGGGAAGTGGTCGGTCAAAAGGTCGGGCTTGAATGCAAAACAGCCTCTGCCTACTTGAAAGAACTATGGGAAGGCGAAGAGGTCCCGATGCAGTACTTGCTTCAGTGTCAGCACTATATGGCTGTCACAGGTTATGAAGCTTGGCATATTGCAGTACTTATCGGTGGAAATACATTCGTTCACAAGCGCATTGAACGTGATGATGAGCTAATTGAACAGCTTATCGACCTAGAAAAAGACTTCTGGGAAAACCACGTATTGGCCGGAGTACCACCGCTACTGGATGGCTCGGAAGCGTCTGGGGAGTTGCTGAAGAAGATGCACCCGGTTGCTAACGAAGACACAGAGACGGAGCTTCCTCTCGAAGCTGACGAACTGCTTGAACAACTAGAACCAGCGAAGAAAGCAGTAAAAGAAGCAGAAGAGCGAGTAGCTGAGATTGAAAACCGATTGAAGGCAATGCTCGGAAGTCATGAGGCTGGAATAGCCCGACATTATCAAGTCACCTGGAAGAACATCAGCAGCCAGCGTATTGATTCAAAGGCGCTTAAAGCCGAGCACCCGGATATTTATGAAAAATTTGCAAATCAATCAAATTCCCGTCGCTTCAGCGTGAAACAAATCAAGGAGGCTAACTAATGGCAACTAATCAAGATGCGAAAAACGCGCTTGCAAAGAAGAATCAAAATAACGCAAGTGCTCCAACACAAGAAACAGGGCTGCAAGCGCAGTTAACCAATATGTTCAAACAGCAGTTTAAGGCAATCCAATCTATCGTACCGAAGCATGTAACGCCTGAACGCCTTATCCGGGTAGGGATGAATGCAACAAGTCGTAATCCGATGCTGTTGCAATGCACGCCTGATTCTATCGTGGGAGCTGTCGTTAACTGCGGTGTGCTTGGTGTAGAACCTAACCTGTTAGGACATGCCTACATCGTTCCGTTCTGGAATAGCAAAACCAAACGGTATGAAGCTCAGTTCCAGCTCGGGTACCGAGGGCTTATTGACTTAGCACGCCGGACCGGACAAATTTCTGTTGTTTATGCACGTGAAGTTTATCAGGGTGATGAATTTGAGTTTGAATATGGCCTTGAGACAGCACTGAAGCATAAACCGTGTGGCGAAGACGATGAAAGTAAAATTACACATTTCTATGCTGTGTACAAGCTTAAAGATGGTGGATATGACTTTATCGTTATGAGTCGCCGGCAGGTAGAGAAGCACCGAGATAAGTTCACTAAGTCACAGAAAGATGGACGGGTTTTTGGTCCTTGGAAAGATCACTTTGTTGAAATGGCTAAGAAAACAGCCATGATTCGTTTGTTAAAAACGGCACCGATTAGTATCGAACAACAGGAGACACAAAGCATCATGGAGGGAATCAATCGGGATAGCTCTATCAGCACAGTGAAAGAGGACCCTAACAACATCGGAGACGCCTTCATTCAGGCAGAGTATCACATCGTAGAGGAAGGGCCAGCTGAGAACCCACCAGAGCCTGAACAGGACGCAGAGAAGCAGCCAGAAGGTAAGGAAGACGACGAGCTAGACAAAGTAGCTGAGCAATTCGATAAAGGACTAATTTAGGGGTGCCTAGCGCTCCTCTCTATCAAATATGAGGGGGAAACTCTATGAAGAATGGAAAGAGGCCGACGCGAAAACAGAAGCTGGCAATGAGAGCTGTACGACTGAACCCGGAGAACTGGCTCGTCACCAAAAATCTGCCGGGCGAGCTTCATCTGGTACACCGGGAAACCAACAGGGAGCGCAAGCTTCCGGTATAGGGGTTGAGCAACATGAAAGGCTGGATAAAGCTTCATCGTAAAGTGATGGAAAATCCCATTTTTAATGACCCGGCTCTCTTTCGTTTATGGTGTATGTGCTTGATGAAAGCTGCACATAAAGAACGTGAAATTTTAGTCGGATCACAGGTTGTCACCATACAACCGGGCGAGTTTGTAACTGGAAGAAACTCTCTTGAAGAGGAGTACAACAGGGGAATGAAGCCTAAAGATCGTGTACCGGGAATTACACTGTGGAGATGGCTAAATTCACTTGAAAAACTCGGAAACGTGAACATCAAAAAAACGAACAAATACTCAGTCGTATCAATAGTTAACTGGGACTTGTATCAACAAGATGAACAACAAGATGAACAACAAATGAACAACAAACGAACAACAGATGAACAACAAATGAACACAAACAAGAATGATAAAGAATTAAAAGAATTACAAGAAATAAAAGATCCACTACTACAACAACAGGAGCAGGCTTTGGAATTTTTGGTAGGGGAGTATGAAAAAAATAAATTCTCACCTGTTGATGACGAAGGGAACATTCTTCCTTACCTGAAAAACGAAATCTTCACATGGTTAACAAACGGGAGCTTTGATGAACCAGAAGAGATTATTCAAATGGCGCTTGAAGAAGCCTTGCTTTCAAACGGCAGGGAATGGCGCTTAGTAAAAACGATTCTGGAAAGGTGGAAATCAGACCAACTTCGCACGGTTGAAGATATCCAACGGGACCATGAAGAGTTTAGAAAATCCAAAGAACAAAAAGTGATTCCGTTACGAAAAGGAGATCGCGATGAAAAACATACGAGAGTTCCTCAAAAACGAAAATATGACATTTCCAGATGGTGAAGCACTAGAGGCTTTCAAACGGCAACGAGAAGAAGAAGATCGGGCAATGGTGCAACGAATCCTACAGGAAAACAAGGAAGCCAGAAAGGCAAAATATCAGCGTGTGTTTAACGAAAACAGCTTGATATCTCCGGCCTTACGAACAGCAACTTTTGAAAACTATGAACCGGGGACGTTCGAACTGCGAGAAGCCAAGCGTATCACAATGGACTACGCTGAACGGTTCGCATTGGATGACCCTCACAACCTCCTGATGATGGGTGACTATGGTGTCGGAAAATCGCACTTGGCTGTATCGATTACCAAACGACTAGCCGAGAAGGGATTCACCAGTATCTTTGTTTCCACGCCGGAACTGTTAACAAAAATCAGGTCCACATACAACCGGGATAGCAATCATAGTGAGTTGGAATTGCTAGAACTGATAAAAACCGTTGATTGCTTAGTGTTAGACGATATCGGTGCAGAATACGGTACGGATTGGGCTGTAACGAAAATGTTCGAAGTCGTAGACAGCCGACTTGGCAGACACACGATTTATACAACGAACCTAGGGCCGGAAGAGCTGGCAGAACGATTAGGACCGAGAAACATGTCACGTATGAAGCAAGACACAGAAATCCTAGTCATGCAAGGTGATGACTACCGTGACACGGTGCTATGCAGGAGGGAAAGACGATGAGTGACGTAAGTCAAGACACTTCTCTCCTTGTCGAACCGGAAGCTGAGGAACAGGTCCTGGCCCGGATGCTCTCCGACGATCAGGCCATTGAAGAAGTAGCCGAATTTCTTCTCCCGGAACACTTCTACACCAGTAACTACCGGAAGCTGTACAAGGAGGCGCTTAGACGCTGGGAGGGTGGCGAGGAGCCTGCGAACCTAGCAAACATGTTGCCGATGATGGAAAAGCTCGGTGTCGATGTAATGAAGCTTACAAACATGGCAATCGATATCGCTATCTGGGAAATGAAGCCACTGGCTGAGCGTCTAGTGCAGGCAGACGGTGTACGTAAGGCCATGAAGGCAGGATATGAGCTTATTCGGATGGCAAATATGAGCCGAATGCTGGACTCTGATGAAATCCAACGCACGATTACCAAGGCCACAGAAACGCTCGCCGAAATTGGCGAGAGTCAAGCGAAAAACACCATGCGCTCGGTGTACGACATTCTTGACGAATATGTGGATGAGGTTGAAAGCACACTTTGGAGCGATGGAGATACCGAACCGGTAGCGCCTGGCCTGATGACAGGATTAAAGGACCTGGACAAGCTGATGAACGGCTTCCAAGCGGGCGAGTTAATCGTTATCGCTGCCCGGCCTTCCATGGGGAAAACAGCCGTTATGAATCAAATCGTATTGAATATGTCAGATAAGTACCGGGATAAAGGCGATGTTGCGGTGTTTTCGCTTGAGATGGCTGGTAAAGCACTTGTGCAACGCATGATAGGCAATCTTAGTAACTTAGCAGGGCTTGGCACACAACGGCTTACGGATGAACAATACAGCGATTTTACGGTGGCTGTCGGAATGTTAGCCAGTAGAAACATCAGCATTGATGATGAGACAGGGCAGACAGTTACCAAGATTAAAGCCAAAGCCCGACGGTTGCAGAAGGGACGGGGCTTAGCGGCAGTGTTTATTGATTATCTACAGTTCATCGAACCACCAACAAAGGGCGTGAATCGGGCTGAGGCTGTAAGTGCCAACACAAAGGCACTGAAGAACATGGCAAAGGAGCTGGGTGTACCTGTTATCGCACTCGCCCAGGTAGGCAGACAGGTCGAGCAACGCGCTGATAAGCGCCCGATGATGTCGGATCTTCGGGAGTCCGGTGAAATCGAGCAAACAGCCGACAAAATTGGATTTCTGTATCGGGATGATTACTACGACAAAGAGAGTGCTAAGAAAAACATCATCGAGGTTAACTTGGCAAAACATAGGGACGGAGCCACGGGCCTAGTGGAACTAGCTTTCCTGAAGGAATACGGCAAAATCATTAACTTGGCGGTGAAGGAAGATGCTGAGCAAATGGCAGCTTTTTAACGAGGTGGGGATGGCGCAATGATATGCCGGGTGTTGTTTCCTGAAAAAGCACGGGCCATTGATTTATCGGTTTCCCTGGCAAGTCTAGCAACGCAGCTCATGAAGGCGGAAACCCACCAGCGACGCGTAACAGGGATACGGTTTAACAAGCAGGATAAAGCCATTGAGGTTGAACTGGAGGAGATACCGGATGAGAGTTCACTATAGTCGTGGAAGAACGCTGGTTCCCAAAGAGTCGCTTGAGGTGAATAAATCGGGAGAGGTTAAAACGTACAAGCTCCCGGCAGAAGAACTGGCAAAATACCGGGCACTGCCATTCGATACAGGAAAGGCACCCATGATAATGCCGAGACGGAGGAAGAAAGCATGAACAAAAAGCAAATACGTGACACAAACGCGCTTTTGAAGCTTGAAAATATCGCATTGAAAGAGCAATTAGCCGAATGGCAAGCCAAGTATGAGCGAGTTTTTCGGGAGTCTACCCGAAAAGAGATCCAGCTTTCTAGGCAAATCTATTTTCTTGAGGAAGAGCTGCGAAAGGCCAGTGGAGCCACAACGGAGCAAAGCGGCCTAGTGGATGCTTATCGGAAAGTATTGGGCAATGAATTAGGCCAACAGCAGCCGACGCCAGTACACATTCTCTGGACGGGGGTTTAGCAGGTGACACGTTATGTTGGCATCGACCCGAGTACCAAAACTGGACTTGTTGCTCTCTCGCCTTCAGGGAGGACGCTAGACGCTCGTGAGATAGAAGGGAAGGGCGAAGACCCACGGCGTATGTACAGCGTCATACAGGCTGTTTCTCAGGCCATTCAGCCAGACGATATTATCTGCATTGAGGGATTCGGATTTGCTTCACAGTCGGGCTTTTTGCTCGGTGGCATCGGCTGGGGAGTTCGGATGGAGTTGTATCGCCGCGGTATCCCTTATCAAGAAGTATCACCGAACGGACTGAAGAAGTTCACGGGAGCTGGGGGAACGGCTAGTAAAGCTGAGGTTGCTGTAGAGACATTCAAACGTTGGGGTTTTCAATGCAAAAGCGACAACGTGACAGATGCTTATGTGCTGGCTCAAATAGTCAGGGCGATGCATGAGGATATAAAAACCACCAAGTTTCAGCAGGAAGTTATTAATGTGATTCGCAATCCACAAACAAAATCCAAGAAGAAAAAGGAGAAAACAAAATGAACTTAACTTCTGAATTTAAAGCACATGTAGCTGGATTGAATGTAACAGATAAAAAAATGAAACTGGTGCTTGAACTGGATGTAGAAATTCCAGCACAACAGCTTTCGAATACAACGCAGATGGTTGGCGAAACGGTGTATGTAACGCTAGGAAATCCACAAATGTCTATGGACTTCAGCGAACCGGAGAATGAAGAGGTATTCCATGAACAACCAACAGGAATCAAGTATGAAACGGACTCTTCTGGGGTTGTAGTGAATATGTTCCCGTTACCGGAGCCAACTCAGGAAGAAAAACAGGAGCCAGCGGCAGAGGGTGAGACAGTTATCGAGGGCGAGTTTACGGTGGTTACAGAAGGCCAGGAGGAAACAGAACAAGAGCCGGACAACGCCGAACAGGGGCCGACAGAGGAGGAAGTCGAGGAGTACATACTCAGCGGCAAGGCTCCGATTTATGAGGATATTCCGTACGATTTCCCCGAACTGCTTCACAAGAAAAGAAGTGGAACGACCTGGACGAAGATGGCGATGCAACTGGACACTTCGCTTGGTAAGCTGACACGCAGTTTCAAGGAGTATAAGGACCGTGTAGCTAAGGAAATGCCAACGGCTTAATAATCGGTTGCCCGTCGGGGAGACTCGGTGGGTGGCCCTTTAATAAGGGAGGGATTAAGTATGAAAAAGCGTCAGCTTAGGAAAATTTTAAAAATCGTAGCTAAGCAAATCAATCGTGGTGATTTCACACCCTTAAAACCAGTTCACTTCCGGGCTATTGACAGAGCGAGATTGGGTTTCTTCCATCGAAAGTATGTAACTGAATTTAGACCATGGTGGTACAGCGATTCTGTAATATGGAAAGATTTAGATTTAGTCGAGGAGATTAGAAAACACTCTAAGATATGGAATAAAGAGTTTCAGGAATGGTCTGGAATAGACTCAGATTTATATACGGAATATTTTCAGAAGAACCATAAAAAAAGTGCGTAATACGGCAATATTGCGAGAAAAAAAGGGAGGATTTAAAACATATGGCAAAGCGCTATAGAAAAACAATATTAAATGAGTATCAAACTTTGACAGGTACTGGTCCTAATCCATGTGCAGGACATTTTAGGGAGGAAATAGGTGATTTTATTATTTCGTATCACTTAGCAAATGGTAAGATACCTTCATTTACTGAAATTGTGGAAAATTGCATTCCAAAGTGTGATCTGAACTCACTTGATCCTTTATATGATGCTTATCAGAAGCTTGAAAAGGGGGAATTTACTCAGCAAGAATATGCAAAAGTAGCAGAAGAATTATTGGATTGATATTCGCAAAACAGTCCATATTGCGACAAAAAGGAGGAAGAAAATATGAAGGCTTTAAAGGCATTTGCTATTGGGCCAGATCGTTACACTGTGGTTGTTGGATATGACGAAAAATCAGTGGTCGAATGGTACAAAAAAGAAACCGGTATAAGTGAAGAAGACTTTAAAGAATACGATGTCAGTGAATATCCGATGGATAAAGAAGTTCACCTCGAAGGGTGTCCTAATAAACCTAATCTTGTCACTACTACGCGTGAATGGATGAAGGATGTAACAGAATTTCCGGCTATTGCTTTTTGGACAGAGTGATTCGTAAAACAGCCCACATTGCGCAATAAAAAGGCCGACACAGGTCGGCAGTGAGGAGTTGGTTGTTGCTGAGAAAAAATTCACACCTTCAATATACCACATTATGGAATATGGGTGAATAAGGAAATTGATAGGAAGACATAAAAAAGAGCCGGTATAAGACCGGCAAGCAAAAGAACCGGGGGGGTCCTTGTTGTTAATTTACCACAATTGGTAATTATTTCGTGTAGGTAAAAAAGTGGAATTTTGATAGGAGGACGCAAAATGCGCGAGATTAAGTATCAGGTTTGGGATAGAGCAGGAAATCAAATGTGGGATGAATCAGTAGGGGATTGGAAGGTCGAAATAAACGGCTCAGAAATAAAGTTGCTAGTTTTAACAGAGAAGTGGATACAAACGGACATAGATGATTCAAATAGTGGTTATCAGCAGTTGTACTGGCAAGAAATCAAAGATGCTGTATTTAGGCAATACACCGGGCTAAAAGATAAGAACGGTAAGGAGATTTATGAGGGCGATATTGTAACAGGAAAACGTGATTCTCATTGGCACGATGGATATGAAAAGGTCTACGCTAAAGTTTATTTCTCAGATTCTAATTTAGGTTTTATGGTTGATGGAATGGGTGGAGGATATCTCCATGATATTGAGGATATCGAGGTCATTGGTAACGTGTTTGAGCATCCCGAACTGCTGGAAGTGAAGGAAGGTGAATCACATGCCTAAATACGAGTTTCGAGTCGGTACAGGATATGTCGGCTGCAAAAGAACTGAAATCGTGGAAATTGACGAAGATGACCTGATGGGTAAGACGGAAGAAGAAATAGAGAAGTACATTGAAAAGGAATGGGCTCAGTGGGTTTGGGAAAACATCGATGGCGGATTTTCGAAGATGGAGGATGAGAATGAAAGGTGACAGCTATTGGGAAAAGTTGTCCAAGGAAAAACCTCTTCCATCTATGAAAAAGCCATGTGAAGATTGCGCGATTGTATATGGATTTTATACTTCACATGCTAATGAGCTTTTGAAGCAACCAAAAGATATTCAGGAAAAAGTGATGAAAACGTGGTTTTGTCACAATCACCCAGATAGATGTTGTAAGGGGTTAGATGAGTACATTAATGAAGAAGGGATGAGGAGAAATGAAAGCGGGTCGTGAATTAGATATTCTTGTTGCTGAAAAAGTCATGGGATGGTTTTGGGAAAATGAGATATTAGTTTCTCCTATAGGTGATGAAAAAAGGCAACGGGTTGGTGTGTATATTAACGGGATACCCCACTTGTTACCTAAATATTCAACTGATATGGCAGATGCTTGGAAAGTGTTGGAGAGGATGCAAGACCGCTATCAGCGTGGATTAATGCCTACTAGTTTTGGAACATGGGTATGTCGTGGATATTTGCCAGAAACAGCGAAAATACAGGTTCAAGCAGAAGCACCACTTGCTATATGCCTTTCAGCATTAAAAGCTGTTGGATGGGAGGGTGATGAGGAATGAATAAGTACATTCTGTTTTATGAGTTCAAATCTTTAGCAGGACAAACGTTGCGCTCTATTGACTGCGAAACTATTGAAGAGGCAAAGCAGAAGGCAGTTGAACAAATAAAATCAGGAAAAGTGAATGTCCGTATTGCTCAAGAAATCCCGATGACAATCGAAGTGAAGATACAAGGGGGGGAGGAGAAATGAAAACGCATGAGCTAAAAACTGAACCTCCATACTTTCAGGCAGTGCTAGACGGACGTAAACGGTTCGAGATTCGAAAGAATGATAGAGGCTTTGAAGAAGGGGACAAGCTGCTGTTAAAAGAGTATGACGCTGATGTACACGTTTTTACAGGGCGGAGGATAGAGGTAACAGTCACATACATTACGGACTATGAACAGCAACCTGGATATGTAGTATTGAGCATCCGCAAGAACGGCGGAATGAACGACGTGGAGTTAAGTGATATCGAGGAACGGTTGAATGAGACTACACAGGGTGAATGGTTTCGGTATCACGATGAAGGGGCTCCGATGAACATTATCGGTACTTTCGTAGATGGCGAGGAAAAAGGCATTGGTGAGTTTTATCATGATGAGGATGTCGATTTCATTGTAAATGCACCAAACGATATGCGTCGACTGCTGGATGAGGTCGAACGGTTGCGGAAGGAGAATGAGAAGCAAAAGGAAACGTTACAGCAAATTGAAAAATGGTTGACCGGTACTTTGGCAAATGAAGACTTGACCATTGTAGAGAGCAAGGTACTTGAAATTGCAAGGAAGGCATTGAAGGTGTAAAAAAGAGGCCCCTTCGTTTGAAGGGGTGAGAGTCAGGGGAGTAATCATGATGCTATTACCTACACAATATCTTTCCCCACATTTAAGAAATTAAACAATGAAATACCCCTACAACATGGCAACTGTAGGGGCAAGATTAAGGAAATGTTTTGTGCGCTATACATGACGAGACATAAATAGAAAAAGTTGCAAATAAAAAAATACCCCTACAGTTTGTCAACCATAGGGGTAGGACATAGGAGGATAATGTACTTCTCTATACGAGGCTTTAACCAAAAAGTTACAAAAAAACACCCTCTCTGGGTTCGTGGTCCGGAGAGGGAGTCTCTGCTTTGGTAGCAATATTACTGGTTATCAATATTCTACCATGAGCAGGGGGAGTCGTCATGAATAAACATGTGTTTTTGGAAGAAGTTTGCGCTAAGTGTCCAGGTTCACAGTGGGGAAAGTCAGCCATGTGCCGTATTCATGACATGCATATCGGCAAAGTACAGAGTTGCCCCCAATGGGAAGGGCATCAGGTGGCACAAGAGGAAGCGCACCAGGAACAACAACTTGCTTGGTGTGAATTAGAACCTGCCTTGGAAGCTATACAGCGTGTAGAACAGGATCTGCGTGATTACCACTGGATGGCGAAAGAGATTCAGGATATACAGGATTGGGATAAATATCAAAAGCAATATCCGAGAGAAGTATGGGAGGACTTATTGGGAGCTGGCACAGCACAGTATGGAATTGAGGCATCGTTACCGAAGGCGAAAGGCGTAAATTCGGACGTAACATATAGAGAGGCACAAAAGCTCCTACGGAAATGGGAGCGTATGAAACGGTATGAACGCAAGGTAAAGAAGCTAGAGGCTTCTGTGGCTACGTTACAGGACGAGAGAGAGCGAGCAGTAGCCGAGGGAATACTAGACGGCTTGAAGATGTATGAAATCGCTCAGCAGCTTGATGTGACCCGTCAGACGGTCGATAGGATTCGTCGGTCGATGGTTCGCAACTTAGCATGGGATATGTATGAAGATGAAGTGAGGAAAGGCCTGTCGGCATAGCGGCGGGCTTTTTGTGTTACATATGTTACATTGTGAGTCATATGAAACTTTGTGTTACATGTGTTACGATTTTTGCGGGAGAGGATCGAGGCGTGTTATGCTGGACGCAGGGAAAGATAAGCGAAGGGGGCCTTGAAGGAATCGTTTTTTATTACGGTATATAAAAAATAATAAATTAATAAACACAAAAATATAATTGAATGTCATCCTAACGCATATAGATAATAAAAAAGAGACAGTAGCCTATAGGCAACTGTCATAAAATAATTACCTGAACGAAATGGGACCTTTTTCATGCAAAAAGGAACATGTCGAGTTTTTTGTTTCGTTCAGGTAATTTAATATATGTCCCAAATTTAAGTGATATTCTGCTTTTTTAGTAGTACAAGCTTTTATGCTTCCTTCGCTATATTCGTTTCTATGTAGCAATGTGGGCAACGGGCAAAGTGATTAAAACCTTCTGACATGTCTTCATCTGTGTCGACACGGTGGTTATGTCGCATCTTTTCGATGTTGCACTTAGCTGTGACGTTTGCGTTGATGTGGACCTCTCTCTTGTACACGTTGACGATATACGTAGCCAAAGTATCACCTCCTACTTTTTTACTTCGATGCTTAGGAGGAAATACCTTCCTTTTGTCGAATTGTGGTAGCGAGGAGGGATGAGAATGAAATTAGAAGAACTTAACATTGAACAAATTATGAAAAAGTTAGAGGAAGATGAAGTAGTAGCAAATGAACTGGATAAGAAGAGGAGCGTATTAGCTCAGGAACAGACTAGAATTTTTTCTGAGTACCTTAAAAAGTTGCTGCCGGCATTAGAGTTTATAAAAAATAAAGGCTATTACTTTAAACATCCTGTTATTGATTATGTATCTCAAGGCGGACCGATACTTGATTACAACCGTGACGAAAACTGCCTCTTTGTTTATAATCTTTCTGAAAAAAGAGTAAAACAATTTTCTCTCTATAACAATAAAGAGGCGGGAACGGTAGTGCTAAACCATCACTTCTTTATGGCTCATGATTTTGAAACTGCTTTACAAGGGCTGTTACATCCTTTGAATGTACAAGCTGAGTTTATTAAGGATTGCCAAAAAGAAATAGACAAAAGAGAAAGCTTAATTGAACAATACAAAAACCTTTAGTCACTCTACAGAGTGGCTTTTTATTTTGCCTTGGAGGTGATTGACTATGAAGCCACATGAAAGAATTGAAGCAGAAATAATGAATGACCAATTGCAGAAAAACGTACCGGCTATCCTGGGTGCTTATCCTACTATCGCACAGCTAACCAAGGTTTATTATGACGAATTAGTTAAGCAAGGTTTTACTAAGAAACAAGCTCTTCATATTGTCGCGGAACAAGGATTTATGGCTGGTTACAAAGGAGGGAGTGAGTGATGCGTTTACTTGAAGAAAGACAACGTATCTGTCCAGGTGTTAGCTACACAATGAAAGCACATCATGACTTATCAGTAACAGTCGCTCTTAAAGTCAAATGGTATGGATACCCTTTTCTTAGTTGGAAGTATTTCAGAGAGAACTATGAAGCGAACTGGCTTGGCTATCTATTGGTGCTATGGTTGATTACAAAGCATACAGTTCTCTATTGGATTCGAAGAGGAAGACATGAAAGTAATTCAATGTGATAAATGCGGGAGCATTTGTGCTGAACATAATTTCTTTATCCGTGTAGAAGCTAGTATTCATATTGCTGGTGAGCCAAGTGAATTAGAGTTTTGTTCATGGAAATGTGTACATGATTATGCAAAGGAAAGGAGTGGATAGTGATGGGTGAAACAGTAGTTAAATGTGACCGATGCAAGAATGATTTTGTTATGGGGCAGTTGAAGCAAGTACCTTCAGTAAATGAAGTAGAGCGTGTGTACTTTTCTTGTCCTCATTGCCAAGCAGATTACACGGCGTACTACACGAACCAGAAGATAAGGGACAGGCAGGCCGAGATTAATGAGTTGAATAAGAAGATGCATAACGCTCAGTCTGATAAGACAAAGGAAAGGTATACCAAGCAGATTGAATCACTGACACGACAGAACAAAAAAGAAATGGAGCAGCTACGAAAAGAGATTGAAGGCGATAGTGTTGTCCAGGAATAGTGAGCAGGATCGATACTATGACAAGTACAAACGCAACAAGGAAGCCAAACGATTCTATGATAGTGCTGCTTGGCGTAAGTGTCGAGACTACGTATTAAAGCGCGACAACTATCTCTGTCAGCCGTGTCTCAAGCAGAGCATGAAGCTGAAGCCAGCCGATACCGTGCATCACATCAAGCACTTTGATGAGGCGCCAGAGTTGGCGCTTGACCCAGACAACCTGGAGTGTGTATGCAATGCTTGTCATAACAGGTTGCACCCAGAGAAGGGACAAGGTAAGGCAAAGGAGAAGAGCAAGCAACGTAAGGTAAGAGTGATACAGGTAGAAGCGAATAGGGAAGTAACATAAAGGAGGACAGAGAGTGGAAGAACGTTGTAAACACAAGTGGATTGATATGGAGGACGGAACTCTTGACCAGTTTTGCGTGAAATGCAGCATTAAACAAAAGAGAAACGTAATGGCTTTACCACTATCAGAGTCGGTAGTTGCTCCAATTACAGTTCCGATCTTAAGAGAGACTATGGCTGTTCATACTCCTGTTGGGATGATGAATGTCTACAAGGATGATCTCATGAAATATTTTAAAGAATCGCAAGGGATTGGTATTAATCAAAGTTTATTTAGAAGATAAAAGCTTTATATAGGGAAGTATGGTAACAGTCACTTGATGAGTGGTTTTTTTTATTTTGATGGGAGGGAACGAAGATGGAAATCACATAGCCCCCCTACCCTCAAGGTTGAAAGGGAGAGCGCCACAGACCGGCGCCCCCCTTCGTTTACAACGCAAGCCATTTTTTCATGAAAGGGGGGTAAAGCTAAGATGGCGGTACCTACAGTAAAAAAAATAAGAGAATATCTTGGGGAATCTTATCAAGAATCAGATGAAGAAATCATTCAACTGTATATCGAAACACACCAATTTTATCGGAGGTTACAAAAAGAAGTTAAGGCTTCCGATCTGATGTATGAATACACGAATAAAGCTGGGGCTAAAAATCTTGTAAAAAACCCCCTTTCGATTGAATTAACAAAGACGGTTCAGACATTAAATAACTTGTTAAAATCGCTTGGTTTGACACCTGCACAACGCAAGAAATTGGCAAGTGGTCAGGGTGGAGATGATGACGACGACTTTGATGACTTCTAACCCTATTGAGTTGGAAAAATGGTATCAAACCTGGCGAAAGGAACAAGTAAAAAAGGGGTACATCTTAGAAAGTTTTTCTTCTAAACTTTTAACAACTTGGTATGCCAAACAGGTAGTAGAAGGAAAAATAGTTGCTGGAAAAAAGATTATTTTAGCCTGTAAACGTCACTTAAATGACCTAAAACGAGCAGGAATTGATGATTTTCCCTATGTTTTTGATGAAGAATTAGCACATAGGCCCATTCGATTTATTGAAAAGTACTGTAAACCATCTAAAGGGGATTACGATAGTTTAGTTTTACAACCGTGGCAACATTTCGTCATTGGGTCTCTGTATGGTTGGGTGCATAGAGATACAGGTGTGAGGCGCTTCCGTGAAGGGCTTACTTTTCTTGGTCGTAAAAACGGTAAAACTACACTTATTTCTGGTTTAGCTAACTTCGCTGTAAGTAAGGACCATGAAAGAGGTGCTAGGGTTTATGTTTTAGCCAACTCTAAGCAGCAGGCTGGAGAATTATTCGATGAATCTAAGGCGATGGTAGAAAGCTCGCCTAAACTACAGAAAAGATTTAGGACAAATCAAAAAGGGATATTCTACGATAAAACAAATTCACGAATTGAGCCTAGAGCTTCCGATTCCGAAAAGTTGGATGGTCTTAATACCCATCTGGGAATTTTTGATGAGATTCATGAATTTAAAGATTATCGTTTAATTAACGTAATTAAAAAGTCTCGAGGTTCTCGCAAACAGCCATTGATTCTTTATATAACCACTGCTGGTTATCAATTAGATGGTCCTTTAGTCGATTATTACTCGCAAGCTGATGAAGTACTTGAAGGTGCGGTTCCTGACGATCGCACTTTTTATTTTATGGCTGAATTGGACGATGAAAAAGAATTTGATCAGCCTGAAATGTGGATTAAAGCAAATCCGAATATGGGAGTTTCTTTGAATCTTGTTACTCTCATCGATGATTGGAAAAAGGATAAACGTACTCCACAGGAACGAAGCGATTTTATCACCAAGCAGTTCAATATGTTTGTAAATAACTCGGAACAATCTTTCTTGGATTTCGAGACTCTTAAGAGAAATAACAAGGTAAAGGACACAAATGAGTTTTTACACATCCCGTGTGTAGGTGGATTCGACTTGTCAGACACAGAAGATTTCACTAGTGCTTGTTTGGAGTTTCCTATCACTGAAACAGGGGAAGTGTTCGTACTATCCCATTCCTGGATACCAGAGAAAAAAGTGCTGCAAGATAACGAGAACATTCCGTATCGTGAGTATGAGGAATTGGGATTGTTAACGATTATTCCAGGAGAATATGTGAAAAAAGAGTATGTGTATGACTGGTTTGTAGAACAGTCTCAACACTTTAGTATCGAACTCATCACTTATGACCCGGCTAAAGCATTCGGGTTGGTAGAATCTCTGGATGCCTATGGTTTTAAAACGGAAGTTGTTCGACAAGGATATTTAACACTCGGTCCAGCTATGGATGATTTAAAGGAACGGTTCCTTGATGGAAACGTGATCTTCAACAACAATCGTCTTTTTCGTTGGTATATCAACAATGTGAAATTGGTTGAGGACAGAAATAAAAATAAAATGCCCACAAAACAAGGTCGCTACCGTAAAATTGATGGATTTGCGGCCTTTTTGAATGCTCACACGGAAGTCATGAAACGGTTATTGGCTTCACAAGCGACTGGTGATGTGAAATTCGTATCCATTAATGACCTGTTAAGGGGGTGATGATTTTTGAAGCTACGACACAGGATTAAGACGGCATGGAACGTCTTAACAAACAATGTGAAGGCTGCGGGCTCTGACTTTTCAAAGTGGTTTTCTGGCGGAAAGCCTATTTCCTTTGGGAAAGCGGGAGAAACACTGGCAACCAATGAAACGATATTTTCGGCAGTGACCCGATTGTCTAATGCAATGGCATCTTTACCTTTGAAACTATATAAAGACTTTTCACCAGTGAATACAGATGTTTCCGACCTGCTTGCGAATGCACCAAATCCAAACATGTCTAGTTTTGATTTTATACGGACGTTGGAAACGCATCGTGACACAAGTGGAAACGGATATGCAATGAAAAAGTATGACAACAAGTATCAGGTAGAGTCATTATGGGTACTTGATCCGACCCGAGTGACGCCCGTTATTGAGAGGAATACGCGGGAATTGTGGTACGAAATTGACGGAGATGCTGGTCGCTACTATGTGCATAATATGGACATCATTCATGTCAAACATATTCATACAACTGGATATAAGGGCATCAGTCCGTTAGAAGTGTTGCGGAATACAATTGATTTTGACAAAGAAGTTCGGCAGTTTAGCCTAGACACAATGGACGGGGCTGTGAAAGCATCGTTTCTTCTGAAGATGGCAACGCATCTATCAGTCGACAAGAAAAAAGAAGTGCTGGCTAATTTTAAAAGCTTTTATCAAGAAAACGGCGGGGTACTTATTCAGGAATCTGGGGTAGAAATCGAACCAATTAAACGGGATTTTATGGATACGAAAGTATTTGAGGTCGAAAAGATTACCCGTTCCAGGGTGGCTACTGTTTATAATATGCCGGTCCATATGTTAGGTGAAACAGAAGGTGTCAACTATAACAGTATGGAGCAACTATCCCTTGACTTTGTTCAGAATACCCTCATTCCCATCGTCCGGCAGTATGAACAAGAACTGAATCGAAAACTACTTACACCAAAGGAGCGTTTACGTGGACTGTATTATAAGTTCAATGTGAACGCTCTTTTACGTGGGGATATGCAGACACGGGGAGAGTTTTACTTCAAAGGGGTTCGGTCGGGGTTGTTCAAACCAAACGAAGTTCGTGCTTGGGAAGAACTTCCTCCGGAACCGGGAGGGGAAAAGCTCTATTTGAGTGGAGACCTGTATCCAATTGATACACCAATTGAGAACCGAAAGGGGGTGAAGACAGAGTGAAGAAACGTTTTTGGGAGTTTAAGAACACAGCAAATGATACGGGTGAACTTTATATTTACGGGGATATTGTCTCTTATCAATGGGATGATAGCGATACTACAGCCCAAAGTTTCAAAGACGAACTGAAGGCGCTGGGAGATATCAAAACATTGAATGTCTATATCAACTCTCCGGGTGGTTCTGTGTTCCAAGGGCAAGCCATTCACACCATTTTGAAGCGTCACCAAGCGAAGATTACTATTCACATTGATGGTGTGGCTGCTTCGATTGCCAGTGTAATTGCTATGGCAGGCGATACGGTATATATGCCAAGAAACGCCATGATGATGATTCATAACCCTTGGACAATAGCTATGGGCAATGCACAAGAGCTCAGAAAACAGGCTGATGACTTGGACAAAATCAAAGAAAGTTTATTAGAAGCCTATCTCAACAAGACGGGTGAGAAGTTGGACAGGGAATCCCTCATCCGTATGTTAGATGAAGAAACATGGCTCACTGCTCAGGAGTGCTATGACTACGGTCTTTGTGATGAGTTGGAAGAGGAAAAGGATATTGCAGCAAGTATGAACGTTGAATTGTTCGCTCGATTCAAAAACGCTCCAGCAGATTTGCTAAAAGTAGCTAAAACCAAGGAAGAAGGCACTTTGGATGACGAGGAAAGACAGAAATTGATTGCGGAATCCAAAGGGAACATCGAAAAAATAAATGAAATTTTGGGAGGAATGTAGGTATGAAGAAGAAACTTTATTTGTCCATGAATAACTTGCAATTTTTTGGAGGAAGTGCAACTGTTTATGATTTAAAAGAGAAGTTGGCAACCGTTGGTGCTCAGCTTAAAAGTATTGAGAATCAATTGGTCGACAAACTAGCGAATCCTGCTGTTCCAATGGAAGAAATCAGCGAACTAAAGAACAAAAAAAGCGACTTGCAGGAGCGCTTCAACCTCCTGAAAGAACAACATGACAAAGCTGAAAAGGAGCAACAAGATAAACTCTTAATGGAAAACCCAGTTGCTATGGCTGGCTCCGACAAAGATAAGATCGTGGCAGCTAAAGCGGAATTTATTCGGGCAGCTATCCAAGGACGTCCGATTTCTCAGGATGCATTGAATGTGCTACGTGCTCTACCGAGTCCAAACTCGACTGGTGGAGATAAATTTTTACCGACTACCATGAGCAACGAACTGGTTTCTGAGCCGTTTGTGAAGAATCCACTTCGCGATATCATTGGAACGTCTAACATTAAGGGATTAGAGCTCCCGAAAATCGCCTACAAACTTGACGATGATGACTTTATCACCGATGAGCAGACAGCTAAAGAATTAGAACTTACTGGTGACAAGGTAACGTTTGGTCGTTATAAATTTAAGGTATTTGCTAGTATCGCTGATACAGTTATTCACGGATCTGATGTTGACCTTGTGAACTATGTAGAGAATGCTCTGCGCTCTGGCTTGGCTGCGAAAGAGAAAAAGAACTCCTTCACTACGACTCCAAAAGCAGGTGAAGAGCATATGTCTTTCTTCTCCACGCAAAATGGAATAAAAGCAGTAACAGCAGCCGACAAGTACAAAGCTATCAAAGCAGCCATTGCCGACCTTCATGAAGATTACCGAGAAAACGCAAAAATTGTCATGCGTTACGCCGACTACATGGACATCATCGAGACATTGGCAAATGGCAGTTCCACGTTGTTCAATGCACAACCAGAGCAAGTGCTAGGCAAACCAGTTATCTTCTCTGATTCTGCTGTTGATCCAATTGTCGGCGACTTCAACTACGCCCGTCTGAACTATGATGGTGAACTGGTGTATGACACAGACAAAGATGTGAAAACAGGTGAATATCTCTTTGTACTGACAGCGTGGTTTGACCAACATATTCTATTGAAATCAGCATTCCGGATTGCTAAAGTTACCACTCCCTAATCCGCCCCCAGCACCAACAGGGTTAAAGGTTGATTCAACGACAGTGACAACAGCTACAATTAGCTGGGACCCTGTTGTGTATGATGGGGGAATCCGAGAATATCAAGTGTATAGAAACGGCAGCTCAGTAGGAACATCAAACACAGCATCTTTTAAAGATACGGGACTGACTGGTGACACCACATACACTTATAAAGTAAAAGCAGTAGCAAACAACGGGTTAGAATCTGAATTTAGTGTGGATTTGCCAGCCAAAACAACGCCTTCTGCTGGGTAAGGGGAGAATGAATCATGAGTGATTTTCTTGATGGTTTAAAAACCTATTTGCGAATCGATGGGAGTGAGGATGATGTAGTCCTCACTCTTTTAATTGATGCTGCAAAGGAGTACCTTTCCAATGCAGGCGTGCCAGAATCGGAAAGTAAGCTATACAAAATAGCGATCATGCTTTATGTTGCACTTCACTACGAGAACCGAGACCCCAGCATGAAAATTGAGAAGTTCAACTTTGCGCTAGAAAGCATCATCTTGCAGCTTAAAAGCTATACGTAGAGGTGATGGAGCTTATGAACATTGCTAAGTTAGATAAACGTATCACAATACAACGCTTTAAGAAGGCGAAGGACAAGGAAGGTATTCCCACAGAGACATGGATTGATGTTGCTACGGTATGGGCTGCTGTAGAGCCTCTACGGGGCCGAGAATACTTTGCGGCAGCAGCAGTGAACCAAGAGAGGACCGTACGCTTTCGAATGCGTTACAGGCCCAATGTGACGGCTGAGATGCGTTTGCTGTATGACAGACGAGTATTTGACATTAAATCTGTTATCGATGTAGATGAAGCGCATAAAGAGCTTCATCTAATGTGTGAGGAGGTGGGCAACGGTGGGAGCTAAGATGGAAGTCCAAGGTATGCAGCAAATGCTTAACAAGCTTCAGAGTCTGGGAAACAAGGCTAAAACGGTAGAAAGCCAAGCCTTGAAGGCAGGGGCTGAAGTGCTTCGTAGTGAGATTGCAGCCAGAGCTCCACGTAGTTCCTCGCCACGTCAGCCCGACTCTCCATCTCAAAGCTGGCGAACAGGGCAGCATGCAGCAGATCATATTAAGATGAGTGGTGTAAAGCAGGCAGATGGCGCAAAAATAATAGAGGTCGGTATTCAAAAAGGGGATCGGTCTCATTACTTCTACCTCAAATTTCATGAGTGGGGAACTTCTAAAATGTCAGCCAAACCTTTCATGGCTCCAGCCGTTGCCGAAAAACGTACAGAAGCAACGCGTAAGGTCCACGAAATTATCATGAGGGCACTAAATTTATGATCGACATAAAACCAAAAATCCTTCAAGCGCTTGAGTCTAATCAGGCGCTTATTTCTTTAGTCGGACATGACAAAGACGGTGAAACACGAATTTATCAAGTAACAGCTCCATATGCAGATGATTTTCCACGAATTACATTTTTCGAGATGGACAATGTCGATAATCGTTTTGCTGATGATACAGCAATAGCAAGCGAAATCCGTATTCAAATTGACGTGTGGAGCAAGGGGAGTACATCGAAAATTGCTAATGAGGTAGACAAGACGATGAAATCGTTAGGATTTCGACGTACAGCTTCGACTGATTTATACGAGGACGATACAAAGGTCTTTCACAAAGGTATGCGTTATAAAACTAATCAAATGATTGAGGAGGAATAAATAATGGCAGGTGTACGAGTAGGTTTGAAAAATTTGCATTATGCTCTTTTAACCAAGGACGATGCAACTGGAGCAACATATGGAGCGCCAAAGAAGATTATCGGTGCGATTACAGCGAATATTTCACCGAGCACCAATACAGAGACGTTATATTCAGATGATGGTCCATCTGATGTTGCTTCGGCATTGGGTGAAATTACAGTGGAATTAAACGTCAAGGATTTACCATTGGATATCCAGGCGGAATTGTTAGGTCATACACTTGGTTCTGATGGGGTGCTTTTGAAAAATGCGAATGATCAGGCGCCCTATGTAGCGATTGGATTTGAATCATTGAAGTCAAATGGCAAAAAACGTTTCGTTTGGCTCTACAAAGGAAAGTTCCAACCAGCAGAAGAGGAGTATCAAACTAAGGAGGATTCACCAACATTCCAAACACCAACTATCGAGGGAACGTTTGTGAAGCGCGAATTCGATGGGAACTGGCAGGCTGTTGGTGATGAAGATGCAACTGGCTTTACAGAGGCTACAGCAGCGGCATGGTTTACGAGTGTATATGAGAAGTCAGCGGCTTAGTCTGAGGATAAGAAAACAAAGCGGGGAGGGCTAAACAGTCCTCTCCTTACTATTTTTAAGGAGGAATTACTGTGGAAATCACATTGTTTATAAACGAAGAGGAAAAGAAATTCGGTACAGGTTTTATCTCAGCACGGATGTTTCGACGCGCAATTTCATTACAGAAAAAAATGAATAGCGGATTTAAGTCAGAAGAAGATTTGGACGAGATTGTTGATTATGTCGTGGATATGTTCGGTGGTAAGTTTACTCGAGAGCAATTATATGACGGATTGGAAGCCGAGAAGCTTATTCCTACCATTATCGATTGTGTTAATCAGGTAGTCGGAAAGATTAACACTGTAGCAGGGGAAGATACGGACCCAAACTTAGTGACGGAGGGATAGACCCTTCGGATTTCATAAAAGAGATGTATCTCAACTTAATGGATAGAGGATGGACCATGTGTGATATCGACAACATGGACATCCTTTTTTATTTTGAACTCCTTTTCTATAAACGAGAAGAAAAAACGCAGGCGCCTATGGGCTTCATTGACCAGGTAATGTAAGGAGGTGAGGTGATGGCAGAGTTTGAAGATATTATTGTTCGATTCGGGTTAGATAGTGATCAATTTACACGCGGTATCGCGCAACTGAATCGACAAATGAGACTGGTTGAAAGTGAGTTTAAAGCAGCTAGTGAAAAGATTAGTGGATTCGGCAACACGACGGACCAGCTCAAGCTAAAAACGGATGCTTTGACAAAACAAATCGATGTACAGAAACAGAAAATAGATGTGCATAAAGCAGCCGTTCAAGATTCAACAAATAAGCTAGAGAAACATGCACAGGTAACGGCAGAAGTTAAAGCGAAACTTGACCAAGCAAAGGCAGCCTATGAGGCTAGTGCACAATCATTAGGTAAGAACGCGACCCAAACACAGAAGTTACAGAATGAAGTAAAGCAACTAGAGCAGCAATACCAGCGAAGCGTACAGGCCGTTAATAATGCTAACCAAAAACTCGAAGCGAATAAAATCAAAGCAAATCAAGCAGAGGCAGCCCTTTCTAAACTTAAAAATGAGTTACAACAAACGAATGAACAGTTTCAAAAACAAAGTTCTGTTTGGAACCGGATGGGTGAATCATTCCAAGGCGTAGGCCAACGTATGCAACAAGTTGGGTCGGAAATTGCTCAGCCTTTTTCTGTAGCGGCTACGGCTATTGGTGGTGCGCTTGCTTTTGCAGTTAAAAAATCGATGGATTTTGGCGCACAGATGTCCCGTGTAGGAGCCATTGCTGGTGCTTCTGGCGCTGACTTGGAGGCGTTAAGGCAGAATGCACTTGAACTCGGTGCCAGTACATCGAAATCGGCCATGGAAGTAGCGCAGGGCATGGAGATGATGGCGGCCAAGGGATATGAGACGAATCAAATCATTGCAGCTATGCCCGGCGTTATTGCGGCGGCTGAGGCATCAGGTGAAGATATGGCACTGGTGGCCGATACAGTTTCTTCGGCTCTAAATGCATTTCAATTGAACGCTTCTCAATCTACCCATGTGGCTGATGTGCTTGCCATGGCGGCAAACAAGTCGGCGGCTGGTATCCTGGACATGCAATATGCATTTAAGTATGCAGCGCCAGTAGCAAAACAGTTGGGAATCTCACTTGAAGAGCTGGCTGCAGCAACCGGTATTATGAGTAATAGTGGTATCAAAGGCGAGCAGGCTGGTACATCGCTCCGTGCAGCGCTCCTTCGCTTGGCTGATCCCCCAAAAGCGGCAGCTAATCAGTTGCTAGATTTAGGTATTAAAATCGAGGATGCCAAAGGAAACATGTTGCCATTCTCTAATATCATTGGTCAGGTAGCTAAAGCAACTGAAGGCATGGGAACAGCGCAAAAGTCGGCAGCTCTATCGACCATTTTTGGCACAGAAGCTGTGTCTGGTATGCTGGCATTGATTGAAGCAGGGCCGGAGAAAATAATTGCGTTTTCGAAGGAATTGAAGAACTCAGACGGGGCAGCGGCCGAAGCAGCTCAGAAGATGAAAGACAATTTGGCGGGCGCTCTTGAAGAGCTAGGCGGAGCATTTGAGACGGCACAGATTACAATTGGTGATGTTTTAGCTCCTGCGCTTCGTGCAGTTGCTGAAAGCTTACAGGTGTTAATTGATGGATTTAACAATCTACCTTCTTCAATGCAAAGCTTTCTTGCTATTGGTGGAGCTGTATCCACCATTTTACTTGGACTTATAGCAGCATTGGGTTTGGTTGCGGCAGGAATCGGTTCTTTTGTTTCTGCTTTCGGCACTATGGCTGGGGTTATTGGTGAAGCGGGTGGAGTAACCAGTGTTTTAGCAACAGCCCTGCGAGCCATCACAGGGCCGATAGGTATTGCTGTGAGTGCTATCATCGCTTTTGGAACGGCGATTGCTGGTGTTTGGAAGAATAGTGAAACGCTTAGGAACGCTATCGCAAATGGATGGAGTCAAATCTCTTCTACTATTGTAAATGCCCTCGCGCCGATTAGACCGGCTTTTGACCAGTTAAAAGGTGCATTTGGGGCGTTTATGTACGCTATTACAGGTGGAGCTACCACTGCTGAAGGTGCCTTTAAAAAGATTGGGGATGCAGTAGGTAACTTTATCAACTCTAGTCTAGCAACAGCATTACCAGTCATTAAAACGGCATTTGAAGGAATTTCTTCTGTTGTGGTTTCTGTTGTAAATATTGTTATCGAGGCATTCAATGGCCTTTCTGCATTCTGGGTTACTTACGGTACAACGATTAGTCAAGCTGTATTTACAACATTTGACTTCGTTAAGACAACGATTATGCAAGCATTAGATGCTGTTGTTCCGTTTGTTAGTACGAAGTTGCAGGAACTGAAAACATTCTGGGACCAGAACGGCACGCAAATCATACAAGCAGCCTCGAATGTATGGAATGCAATCAAGACGATCATCTCTACTGTTATGACAGCACTTAGTCCGATTGTATCTGTTGCTTGGACAGGTATCAAAATGATTATTCAATCAGTTTGGGAATCGATAAAAGGTGTCATTTCTGGTGCTTTGAATGTAATTCAAGGGCTTATCAAAGTGTTTTCTGGCGTTTTCACTGGAGAGTGGTCAAAGGTTTGGGAAGGTGTAAAACAGGCGACATCTGGCGCTGTTCAGTTTCTCTGGAACGCCATACAGCTTACTTTGTTTGGCAAAGTGTTAAGTGCGGCCAAAGTGTTTGTCACTGGTTTTAAAGCAGCTATCACAGCTGGTTGGACAGCAATCAAGAGTATATTCACTAGCTCTATTAGCGCGATACAAGGAGTAGTAACGCGTGGATGGAACGCTATTAAAGCTGTAAGCAATGCCATCATGAATGGATTACGTACATTGATTTCCTCCGTATGGAATGGCATTAGAAACACAATCACTTCAGCGATAACCACGATAAAAACAACTGTTTCGACGGGGTTTAATTCTTTAAAGACATCTGTAACAACAGCCATGAACAACGTAAAGACCACCATTACAACGATATGGAATAATATTATGGCTTTTTTCCGAGGTATCGACCTTAAAAAGGTTGGTTCTGATATCATTGGTGGTTTGATTAGCGGTATTATGGGCAAGGCCGGGGAGCTATATGAAAAAGCGAAAGGAATTGCCGATAGAATCGAATCGACCATTCGGAAGGCACTGGACACACATTCTCCGTCGCGTGTCATGCAGAAGGTCGGTCATGATGTCGGTGACGGTCTAGCACTCGGGATTTCTCAGAAAGAAAAAGAGGTTAAAAAATCGTCAGAAAAGCTTGCGAAACAAGCGGAGAAAGCAGCGAGGGAAGCGGCTGCTAAGCAGAAAAAAGCGTTCGATTCGTCCATGAAGACAGCGGAATATAACTTTAAGATGGGGAAAGTGGACCTGTCAGGTTATATTAAATCGCTGGAAAATATCCGAAAAACACAAGCCAAAACAACAGAACAGGTACAGAAAGTAAACCTGGCTATTAAGAAAGCAGAAACAGACTTAGCTAAACAGCTTGATGAAATCAACAAGAAGAAATTTGAGGCATCGAAAAAGTGGATTGACGAGCGTAAATACTACAATGAGTTGTCGCTTGAGCAAGAACTTGCGTCCTGGGAACGAGTAGCAGCTCGTTATAAAAAAGGTACAGACGAACGCATCGAGGCTGAACGTGAAATCTATCGTGTCAAAAAGGAAATAAGCCAAGCCAGCTTTAACAACTCCAAGTCGTGGATTGATGAGCAGAAATACTATAACAAGCTTTCTCTTGAAGAGGAGCTGGCAGCATGGCAACGGGTGCAAGCGAGATACAAAAAGGGCACGGCAGAGCGCAAGGAAGCCGATCGAGAAATCTATCGGGTACGCCTAGAAATCATGAACAAGGCCATTGAAGATGAGTATAAGGCGACTGTGGAGGCCATCGATCGAGCAAACAAAGCGGTTCAGGAAGGTGCTGAGCGTCAGAAGGAAGCGATTGAAAGTCGTCGAGATGTGGCGCTGGATTCATTGAAGCGTGAAGAGAAGGCGGAGATGGACAGCCTAGACCGTCGTCAGAAAGCCTATGAACGTTCGCATCAAGAGCGATTGAAGATGTTGGATCAGGAAACGGATCGGGCTGTTAAATCGGTTCAAGCACAAATCGATGCCATTGACCGAGAGGCAAAGAACGACGACAATGCAGCCAAGGATGCTGACCGAAACAAAAAGCTTACAGAATTACAGAAGCAATATGACAAATACAAAGTGTCGGCGTCAGCGAAAGGACAGCAGAAGGCAGCCGACCTGCTCAAGCAAATTCAGGAGCTGCAAACCGAAATGGAGCGCGACCAACTGGCGCGACGTCGGGAACAGGAGAAAGAAGCGCTAAAAGGTCAAATTGAAGATATTAAAGAAGCAGCCAACCAGAAGAAGGAACAGTGGCAGTACGAATTTGACCGTCAAAAAGAATGGTTTGAACAAGAAAAAGAACAGCGTCAATCCTACTATCAGCAACGAGAAGCGCAATTAAAAGCGTCATTCGATGCTGAACTTCGTGCACTTGAAGAAAGCACAAAACTTCAGCTTGCACAGTTGGAACAACAGAAGCTTGATGCCGAGAATACACGTAACCAGATGCTTGAGGACGCCAAGTTGAAGGCGCGTGAGAATCTGAATGTCGTCGAAAGCGGACAGCAACAGGCTATCAATGTACTGCAAAGCAAAAACCAAGACTATTACCGAAGTGGGCAAACGTTGGGGAATATGTTTGCCCACGGTTTGGAGAGTAGCGCATCACGTGTTAAAGAGGCAGCGAACAAGATAGCAAAGGTTGTTTCAAGTCGATTAGAGCTGCACTCACCGGCAAAAGAAGGCCCTCTTTCTACACTGAACAAATGGTGGAATGCTTTCTCAGATACCATCCTAGAGGGCTTGGACACACGAGCGATTAATTCAGCTGTGAATGCGATGGTGAATCCAAACTTGTCTTTCAGTTCTCTGGGGGCGGTTGGGGCAAGGGCGATGGCCTCTACTTCAAGTGTAAAGCAAGAGTATAACTTCGAGCGTATGTTTGAAGGTGCGAACTTTGTGATTCGTGATGAGCAGGATATAAGGTCATTAGGTCGTGAGTTTGGTAGCTATATAGTAAACAGCACGAAAACAACGGATAGAGCAAGGGGGCGTAAATGATGAGTGACTTTACGTACAAGGGCGTGTCAGCGCGTTCTATGGGTGTCCGAATAAAATCGATAAAACGCCCCCTACTCGCCAATATGCGACAGCAATATGAAGATGTCGCTGGCCGACATGGTAGCTATTCATTTAGTGATGGAACACTAGAGGACATTATAGTTGAGGTTGAGTGCTTTGTTTCTGTTCAAGACCGAAGTGATTTACGATATCAGATCCGTCAACTCGCCTCTTGGTTATATTCTAGGAACAAGCAGCAACTTATCTTCGATGATGAACCCGATCTCTATTATTACGGTCGAATTACTAATCAAATTGATTTAGAGGCGTTAATTCGATTTGGAAAGTTTACACTACAGTTTCGATGTGATCCGTTTTCTTATCTAATAGAAAATGCAAGCGAGCTGATTCTAGATAGTGATGTTACACTGAATCGAGATATCCGAGTAGATGACCAATATTCTTTTGCGGTGACAGGTCCGGTTATGGTTGAAGTGAATAATTTTGGAATGGCGGAACTGTACCCTATTCTACAAGTGTCTGGAAGTTTTACAACACTATCTGTTACGACAAATGGTCAAACTCTACAATACACCGAATCGTTAGTAAATCAGACACTAGAGATTAATGGCGAAAACATGACAGCTAAGGTAGCAGGTGTGAACAAATTGAATAAAGTGAGTGGAGCTTTCTTAGAACTTATACCAGGTATTAACTCCATTCAAATTGACGGCACCGGACTAAATTGCACGGTGTCGTTCTTTTTCGCACCAAGATTTATGTAGGAGGGGAACAGATTGGCAGATTTACAAAAGTTAAAAGGTACGGATACATTGCGACAAATGTGGCCGAAAGTCAATGCGAATGATGAGGCATTGAATAAGGAGTTGGCTGATATATTGATTCGCCTAAATAACATTTTGTCTAATCAGGACAGCAACCCAGAAGTAGTAGATGCGCGTTTGGGTGCAGACGGTGTTATCAGAGCGACATTAGGTATTTTCATTCGTGAAATTCATGCTGCTTTGTTAGAAATTGAAGCAACCGCTATTTTAAACACAGAGTCTGATGTCATTACGGATGTTCTTATTGGAAATCGTATTGTTGATCAAGCGGAAGTACCAACAGGAAATGTCGGTACATTAACCCAGCAGTTTTCGTGGATTGCGAATCGTCTTAAAGCGATTATCGGAAAAACAAATTGGTATGATAATCCCGCAATTACGTTGGAGTCAATCAATACTACAATTAGCAACTTGACAAATACGTATGCTAAGAAAGTACAAGAAGTATGGATTAAACCAACGCTACTTAGTGGATGGACTAACTTCGAATATGACTTTGCTAAGACTGCATACATGAAAGATGAACTTGGATTTGTTCATGTTAAAGGATTAATTAAATCTGGTCTAACTAATACACCTGTGTTTATTTTTCCGAGTGGATATCGCCCAATAGAGAGAAATGTTTTTATAGCGATAAATGGAGAGAGTTCAGGAGGTGTTCGACAGTGTCGGATTGATATATTTCCTGATGGTTCTGTACTAATTCTCAATATTACAGAAAATGTGTTCGTTAATTTAAACGGGATTATATTTCGTGCTGAACAGTAGGGGTGATTATGGAATGGAACATATACAGGTTGTTCGTATTGATAAGAATGGTTTTTTTCTTACCGATGAAATAGTAACAAAAGAGAAATTTGAGCAGGATAAGTATCTTTTGCTTGGACCAGTACCTGAGGGATTTTATCATCCGAAATGGAATGGAGTAACATGGGAGGAAGGACTAACGCAAAAGGAAATTGCTGAACGTATCGAAGCACAGCCAGCTATGCCAATTTCAATAGAAGAACGAATGAATGAAATGCAAGCAGGCTTTGATCAAGCTGTAGTAGAACTGACAACGTTAATTGCTACACAACAACAAGGAGGGTAAATATGCAGTTTACAAAAGATAGCGCTGTTGTTCAAGCATGGGTACGAGTTATTCGAAATGGCGGAAAGTCCTTTGAAGAAGTCCCTGCCCTTCATAATCTCCGTGAAGAAGTAGGAAAGAAGCTGGGATATCTAACAGAAAGCGAAGAGAGCGTATAAGGCGTATTTTTTATATATAAGGGAGATGTTATGGCTCCCTTTTTTCGAACAAAGAGGGTGAGAGAGTGAATTGGCCGATTGCATATAACAAATTCGATACCAAATACGAAGGATACGGCTTGGCGATATTAGAGAATGCCAAGGATGTACGAGTGTATGAGAAGCTGAATGGCGAGCATACGCTTGAATTTGTACTTCCAAGAAACGATCCGAAGTGGGAGTATATCGAGGCAGAAAACTTTATCAAAGTAGACGGTCATATCTATATCATCCGAGCAACGGAGGAACAACGAGATAGTAATGGCCGGCTCCTTTCCAATATCCAATGTGAGCATATCTTTACCGAGTTGCTGGACGAGTACATTCAGCACGAGGAGCATATCAATGTGACAGCTCCGTTTGCATTGGACCGATTTTTGACCGGTACTCGGTTTAGTCCGGACGCCACTCGACTCACTGGAAACCGAGACTTGGAAATTGAAGATGGTACGCCCATAACCGCCATTAATCTTATGTTGGAAGAATGGAAAGCTGAAATGATGTGCGCTGGACTACCAGGGCAAGACGGTAAGTTCAAAGTGACATTACTTCCTGAACGGGGTGCCGATCGAGGCGTACAGATTCGATACCGAAAGAATCTCAAATCCATTAAGAAGACAACAGATAGTCGAAGCTTAGTGACGCGTTTATATGTGTACGGAAAAGACGGCTTGGGCATTGAGGGAGCTTCACAGAACTCATCAGGTCTGTCGTACATTGATAGTCCTTACATCAACAAATATCGGCATCCTAAGAAGGGAGCGATCACCTTCAATGACATTGAGGATCCGGATGAACTATATGAGGCAGGTCTAAAGCATTTGGCAACTGTAGATACACCTCGATTAACTTATGAAGTAGATATGTTGGAACTGGAGAACGAAACGAAAGAGCTTGGCGATACGGTCCGAGTGATCGACGAAGAACTCGGAATCGATGTGTTTGCACGTATTGTCGAGTATGAGCGCTATCCGGCTGAAACATGGCGGGGCAAAGTCGTACTGGCGAACTTCCGGCCGGGGCTTACAGACTTCCTTTCCGAGCTGCAGGATGCGAAAGATACCGTTCAGAAAATCACAAACAGCCGAGGAAAAGTAGATGCTTCATACCTTGAAGGTGTAATTAGTACGTTGAAAACGCGCATCACAGGCAGTATGGCGATGGCAAAAGCTGAAGTCATGGAAGACAAGGGCATTATATTTGAAAATACAGATGTGAACAGTCAAGACTACGGTGCGCTTTATATCGGTCCCGGTATTTTTGCTATCGCAGACCGGAAAAACGGAGATAAATGGGACTGGCGTACATTCGGGACTGGAGCAGGCTTCACGGCCGATGTTATCAACGCAGGTGTGCTAAACGCGGCCCTGGTGAAGATTCTTGCCAGTAACGCCGTATACCTAGACGGTACAGGCATGCATGTGATTGACCCAGAAGGCAAGGAACGTTTACGGATTGGCGAATATAGAAAAGGGAAATACGGAGCGAAATTCACCGATGGAGAAGTGTACTCATCACGTTTCCGAACCGGGGAAGAGGGAGCGGATACTTATATCGCACTTGAACCACCGTGCTTCCTTGTCTGCTATAAAAACGGGAAAAGAATTATTCGAATTGATGCAAGTGCTGCTTACCCAGTCATTGACTTTTTCGACTACAGAACAGGCAAAAGGCTGGGAAGTGTTGGAGAATATGAATTAAATGCAACTAAATACCTTAGCATTACAGCGCCTAACGATTCGAACGGCCTCTATATCAGCGCAGGAGGAAATAATATATTGATGCCTACGTATGGAAGCATGAAGATGGAGATATCAGGAGAATTGCAAATCAAAGGTGATGTGTACGTAACAGGAAGAATATCGAGTGGAGTAAGTTAATGATAGGTCACAAGACGCCGTATGAGGCGTATTTTTTATGCCTAAAAAGGGCGGTGAGGAGGATTATATGCCAGACGTAAAAACAGCACAGCAGATTGCAGAATCCCAGTATGCTTTCGGGATTCTATTTGTCGTTCTTTTTCTTGTCTCTATCACAGCGGTAGCGTTTGTGTTTAAGGATTTGAAACGAGAAAACAAAGAACGAGAACAAGAATTAAAAGACTTAGTTGCCGAGCAGAAGCAAGAAAGTAAAGAACGAGAACTAAAGCTCATGAATCACCTTGAAAGAACGAATGATAGTCATGAAAGAACATCGGAGACATTGGAAAAAATTCAGCACGGCCTTGCTACGTTAGAAGCCAGCGTAAAAGAAATGTGGATTGAAATTAAACAACTGAAACGGAGTGGGGAACGATGAGTATTAAAGGGATCGACGTATCACATTGGAATGGGGTTGTAGATTGGAAGAAAGTTGCCGCTGATGGCGTAAAGTTTGTTTTCTTAAAAGCAAGCGAAGGCACGAGTTACGTAGATAAAACATTTAAGACGAACGCAGCACGAGCAAACGCTGCGGGGATTCATGTAGGGGCCTATCACTATGCGAAGTTCGGTAGTGTTGCGGAAGCGAAGGCAGAAGCACAGCATTTCTTACGTACTGTTTCTGGTGTAAAAATCACATACCCAATTGTTTTAGACCTGGAAGAGAATAAGAAAAAAGCAAGCAAAGCCGTTTTAACGGATGCCGCCGTCGCCTTCCTGGGTGCCATTGAAAAAGCCGGATACTTTGCGATGATTTATGCTGGGAAGTCGTTCTTAGAAACACAATTAGATGAGAAGCGTCTGAATCCGTACGCTAAATGGATTGCTCGTTATAACTCCTTCCTTGGACGTAGCGCAGACATTTGGCAGCATACAGATAAAGGGAAAGTAAGCGGGATTTCCGGAAATGTAGACATGAACTGGTCCTATCGTGACTTTGCATCACTAATATCGAACAAAAATGTTTCCAAGTCACCTACAGAGGTTGGAACGGTAACAGATAGCAAAGAGCCGACCTGCAACATTGTTGTAAACGGGGCAAAGCTGGTCGCTACCGGTATCATACGGGACAACCTTTCCTATTTGCCTGTACGAGCTATTGGGAACGCAGCAGGGGTAACAATAGGTTTTTGCAACGGAAGGGCTACACTGGGCAAAGGGACATTGGATACCACTATCATTATTGGTGAGACAGGCTATGCGCAGGCAAGAGAGATTGCTCAGGTACTTGGTTATAACTTGGAATGGTGCCAAGAAAATAGACGAGTAACTTTGACGATTGGGAAGAGGTGAAGAGGATGAAAGAGCGATTGAAAGACCCGTTCCTATGGGCTGGCGTTGGCGGATTGTTTTATCAAGTTTTAAACGCAAGAGGGATTATTGTTCCCCAAGGTCTATGGGATTTAGGACTAGACCTTATCAGTTATGCTTGCATTGGCGTTGGTGTTGGTGTAGTAAGTGGATACCAGGGCACAAAGAAGAACCCACCAGCTTAGGCTGGTGGGTTCTTTTATGTTTAAAATAAATCAGGAGGGATATTCCCATTGAACGTCGAATATCTTATCTAAATTTACAAGTGAAAGGGATAACTGATTGTGCTATCAGGAAAAAAGGAACAACAGCTTTTTTTACATAGAAAAACAAATAAATATAGATATTTAGATGGTGTACGTGGCTTAGCAGCATTAATTGTTGTTTTTAACCACTTTGCAGGTTTGTTTTTTCCTGGTGCCACTGGAGGAGAGGTAGAGTTTTCACATAGTTCCACTGAGCTTCTTTTTAATAAAACTCCACTTTTTGTTATTTTTAATGGACATTTTCCTGTATGCTTATTTTTTGTGTTAAGCGGATATGTATTGAGCCTTAAGTATTTTGAGCACAAAGATAATACAGTTTTAGTTACAGGAATATTAAAACGGTATTTTCGATTATTGCCGCCTATATTTTTCTCAATATTTGTAGGTTATTTTTTGATGAAATTGTCATTGTTGTACAACGATTCAGCAAGTAAAATCTCATTATCACCTTCATGGAATGAACTTTGGTCAATTGAACCTAACTTTTTTAGTGCTCTTAAGGAAGCTATGTTTGGTGTTTTTTTTCAAGGAACTAATAATTACAATTTAGCATTATGGACAATAAGGTATGAATTTTATGGATCGTTATTAATATTTTCTATTCTGGCTCTATTTGGCAATCATAGTAAGAGGTTCTTTATTTATGGAATCATAATGGCTATAACTTTATTTGTTAGTCCATTTACTCCATATTACTCCTTATTTATTGCAGGATTGATGCTAAGCGATATAAAAAACAATAATCCTGAGTTATTAACGAAAGTAAGTAACCCAATAGTAACTATTTTGCTGCTTTTAGTTGGAATCCTTATAGGATCATATCCAAATTCGATAAAAGAAGTGACATTCATTTATAATTTACTTCAAATTGGTAATTTAGATTTAATGTTGTACTATCGAATGATTGGTACGATATTTGTTATGGTAGCTGTTTTGAACTCAAAATCCTTACAGAAATTTTTCTCTAATAAAATAATGTCCTTTTTAGGTGAGATATCATTTTCGATGTACTGTATTCATTTAGCTGTTATAGGCTCAGTTGGTTGTTACTTATTTATTAAATTAAATAGCAGTTTTTCTTATTATGCTTCAGCATTTATGACAATTATGATTACTTTAGTGGTTATTTTATTTAGTTCCTATTTAATCAACAAATTTATTGACAAAAACGGCATGAAATTTTCTAACTATCTTGTAAAACGATTATTTTTAGAAAGTCCTACAAAAAAAGCTAGCTCTATAACAAAAAATGAATCTAATCATTCGGCATATCAGTAAAACGATCCTAAGTTATATACACATGAAGAGAACCCACCGGCTTAGCTGGTGGGCTTTTTTTATTTTGGTAAACATTTTCTCTTTCATCTGGAATAAGAACGAACGTTCTTGTATAATCTAGAATAAAATGAGAATATACGTTCCTATTCAGGAGAGGGGCAACAGTGATGAAGCACATTTCAAAAAGACAACAGGAGATTTTAAATTTTATTAAGAAAGAGGTCAAAGAAAAAGGGTTTCCACCAACAATCCGTGAAATTGGAGAGGCTGTAGGTTTGGCCTCTAGCTCTACGGTACATGGTTACTTAGCACGCTTGGAGAACAAGGGGTTAATTATACGTGACCCAAGCAAACCGAGGGCAATAACTATTTTACATCGTGAAGAGGAGAATGTATGA